CGTTTCAAAACTGAGTTGATAACTGCGGATCAAGCTGAGCGTATGTTCAACAAGACAGGCAAGATCACAGCAGATACTTTTGATGATGACACTAAGGGCAGTGTGGCTAAGGCTGTAAAGAAAGCAACCGACAGACTCAAGACTTACACGGATGCGTTGAAGTCAAGTAACTCTGCACAGAAGGCGTTTGAAAAATCCCAGACCGCTTCGATCAAGGCTGGTGAATCATTGACGGCTGCGAACCAGGGTGTTACTGATGCTCAGGCTGCGTTCAATCAGGCTGTGGCTGGTTATGGTGCTGATTCGCCACAAGCTCGGAAGGCTGCGAAGGAGTTGGAGTTGGCTCAGCGTGGGTTGGAACGTGCTGGGTACAACGTGGAGGGTTCGTTGTTTGCGATCAAGGATGCTGAGGAGGCGTTGAAGAAGGTTCGTGCTGATCCTGAGTCAACACCTCAGATGATTCGTGAGGCTGAGATTGCGTTGGCTGAGGCGAAGTTGTCAAGTGCTGATGCGATTGATCAGCAGACTGAAGCCACTGAAGGTTTGACGACTGCGACTGGTTTGTTGAATGAGGCGATCTTTGGTGTTTCTAAAGATTCTGAGATATTCAAGGATTTGTCTGATGCGTTGACTACCGCTAAAGAGAATCAGGCTGAGGCTGTTATTGCTGTGGCTGAAGCGATTGAACGTGAAACTACGGCAATGCAAGAATATGGCAAAGCGATTGAGACTGCTGGGAAGATCGCTGGTCAGTACCCACTTGTTTCTGGAAGATTCAATGTCAATAATCCGATGGCTGGTTCTGCTAACAGTATTCCTGCGACGGTGACTGGTAACTCGACTGGGTTCCGACCTAATCCTGCTGGGGGTGGGATGGTGGTGAATGTGAACGCTGGTCTTATTTCTTCACCAGATGAGATTGCTGAGCAGATTAGTGATTTGATGACTCGTCGTGCGCGTCTCAATGGTGGCGATTTGACTGCGTTCTTCTAATGGCTAAGGCTGCGAAGTGGGGTTCAACATACAAGGTGTTGTTGGATGTTGGGTTCTTGGCTGATGCATTCACATTGGATTCAAGCCTGTTGGATGGTACTGATGTGTTGGATGGGTCAACAGACTTTGTTGACATCACCGAGTATGTGACAAACATAAATATCAATCGTGGTCGTACAACTCAACTTGATAACTTCCCGTCATCTAACTGCACCATTGTTGCTGATGATCGTGCAGCTGCACGATACTTTGATCCACTGAACACAGCGTCAGAATGGTATTCGGGTGGAACTGTGGGTATTGCTCCACGTCGAAAGTTTGAGGTGTACGGCGGTACAGCCGGTACGACTTCAATGTTCTCAGGTTTCATCTACGACTTGAACATTGATTATGCCGAACCGAATCTGTCAACAGCAACGATTGTCGCTACTGATGCGCTCGGTCAACTCGGTCAGACTGTGCTGACCGCATTCAACCCTTCATCACAACTGACCTCTGCCCGTGTGTCGGCAATCTTGGATCGTCCAGAGGTGGCGTTCTCGACTGCGTTGCGAAACATTGAGACTGGGATTGCGACCTGTGGGACGGTTGCGTATGAGGATGCAACGAATGTGCTTACAGCACTCCAAGACGTGGCTATTGCTGAGGGTGGGCGTTTGTTTGTGAATCGTTCGGGGTTGGTTGAGTTTGATGCTCGGATTGCTGTGTCGTTTGGTACGGCTGTGGCTTCGTTTGGTGGTACGGCTGGGATTCCGATTTTGTCGTTGGCGAATCAGTATGGGGCTGAGACGGTGTTGAATCGTGTGGCTGTGCAGATTGAGGGTGGTACGGCTTCGAGTGTTGCTTCTGGTACTGCGTCGCAAACACAGTATGGGATCAAGGCGTTGTCGTTGACTGGGGTTCCGTTGGCCACTGATGCTGCTGGGTCTGCGTTGGCGTTGTCGTTGTTGTCACGGTTTCAGGAACCTGTGGTCAGGTTCTCGGAGATGGATGTGTTGTTGAATGCGTTGACTACCGCACAGCAAGCACAGATGGCAGGGTTGGAGATTGGTGACATTCTGTCGGTCAGCAAACAGTTCGCCACCGGTACACCTGCAACGGTCACACAGAATGTGGTGGTCGAATCCATACGTCACAGCATCAACCCACAACGACACACCGTCACCGTTGGGTTAGGGCAAGTGCAACTTGTCTTGCCGTTCGTGTTGGACACGTCACCGTTGGATTCAACCCTTTACGGTTTGACCTAGAATGGGAACACTATGGCAGGCTTAGGACGCAAAACATTCTCACCTGGAGACGTACTCACATCGAGTGATGTCCAAGGATATTTGATGGATCAAATGGTTATGGTGTTCTCTGGTACAGCAACACGTGACACAGCGATACCTAGCCCATCAGCAGGAATGGTTTCATACTCCACTGCATACAACTTCATCGTGTACAACGGCACCTCTTGGGTGTCGGTATAGAATAGGGGCATCATGGCTGGATCAGGACGCAAAACTTTCTCACCTGGAGATGTACTCACATCAAGTGATGTCCAGAATTACTTGATGGATCAATCCGTCATGGTGTTCGCAGGAACAGCTGCAAGGGCTTCTGCAATCCCAAGCCCATCAGCCGGCATGGTTGCGTACTCGACTGCAACAGCGTTGCAGGTGTACAACGGTTCAGCATGGGTTGATTTGTCAACTGGTTATGGTGCAGCTTCTGGTACAGCTGCATCAAGTACGGCGATCACGGTTGCCGGTACTGCTTACACGCTATTGACCTTCACAAGTTCATCAACTCTGGCTGTCACGAAAAGTGGGCTGTTCGATATCTGGATGATTGCGGGCGGTGGAGGAGGTGCTGGTGGAGGTGCTATGAGTTTTGTCGCCGGTGGTGGTGGTGCAGGTTCAAGAGTACAAACAACCGTTTATTTGTCTACCAACCAAACCATAACTATTGGTGCCAAAGGTCTTGGTGGTACAGGTGGCAACAACAATGGTACTCAAGGCACAGGTTCTAATGTTGGTGCACTGGTTTCTACTGCTGGTGGTGGTGCAGGACTTAGAACAACACAAACAAACGGACAGTCCAATTCTGGTGGTTGTGGCGGTGGCGGTGGAGACGCATTTACAACCGAGTTTGGGGCTACTTGTGTTGGAACTAATTTTGGTTTCAATGGTGGCGCATCAAACTTTACTCACCGTGCTAATGGGCCAGGCGGTGGTGGAATATCAGCCGTAGGCGTTTCTGTTACATCAAACGCTGGCGGTGCTGGCGGTGCTGGCGATGATGTAAGCACTTTCATTGGTGCTGGCACAGCCGTATATAAAGGTGGCGGCGGTGGTGGTTACGGTAATACAACTGGTGGTGCTGCTGGAAACAGTTCGGCTGGTGCTGGTGCTAGTGGTTCTAATAGCGGAACAGCAGCAGCAGCAAACTCTGGCTCGGGTGGTGGTTCAGGAAGCAACAGCGGCGGTAATGGTGGCGATGGTATCTGTTATGTGAGGTTCAAAGTATGAGCAAATACGCAGCGCAACTAAAAGATGACGTTGTTCAACAAATTATTGTTGGCGATTATGTTTGGGCAAACGAAAACCTTGAAGGCGTGTGGGTTGATTGCACTGTGAATGATGATTTGGTTATTGGTATTGGTTACACATGGAACGGCACAGACTTTGTTTCACCACCAGTAGTTGAGCCTGACTGATGTGTTCAGTTCGCGTTGGCTGATTGTTGCTCCTGCGCTTCTAGCCTCGATCTTTAGTTTCATTCCGTCAGCGTCAGCTGATCCGGCAGCAGGGTTGTTCACGTCGTATTACACGATTGATGTTGTTCCTCCTGTCATGTCTGACAGTGAGTATCTGTTGTGTGGTTCGGAGGTGGAGAACAACATCAATCGAAGCTATGACGGTGAGCCGTATCTAGATTGCACGAACGATCTGTTCATGGTTCACATGACTGGGTTCATCACGATCCCTGAACACAACACGATTGAGTTCTGGTTGGCAACCGATGATGGTGGCCGTATCAGCATTGGTGGGAATGAGTGGGGCAACTGGGGCGATCAGGGTTGCACTTGGATGGAGTCTGGGCAGATAGACATTAGTGCAGGCGATGCCAACCTGAACCTGTTTATGTACGAGAATGGCGGCTCGTCCTGTCTGATGCTCGCTTGGAACATCAACAATGAGGGATGGTCAATCGTTCCTGATGAAGCGTTCACAACCAACGGCGAATCAACTACGACTACGACCAGCACTACCACTACGACAACTATTCCTGAGACAACTACAACTTCAACTACTTCTTCGACGACCACAACTTCAACAACAACCACAACAACGACACAACCACCACCACCTGCAACGGTTCCTCCACCACCCACAACAATGCCAGCCCCACCAGAGACACAACCTGAACCACCAGCCACAGTGCCAGTCGCACTAGAACCACTACTTCCTCCTGTCCCTGACACGATGCCAGAACCGCCAAACGCTACTGTTCAGCCACCCCAAACGCTACCGTTCGTCGAGCCACCCGATACCGTCCCCCCACCCCCAGACACCCAGCCCCTGCCACCAGACACGGCACCAGAAGCACCACAAGCCCCTGAGACAAGCGAACCAGCCGAAGACGCACCACTCCCACCCATCAGCGATGAAGCTGTAGTTGAAGCCCTAGCCAACATCGAGCAAGCAACCCCAGCAGAAGTCAAAGCCATCGTCACCGAGCTGCTCGCCTTCGCCCTCACCACCGACCAAGCCGTCTCCGTAGCATCCGAGCCGGCAGTGTTGGCGGTGTTGACGAATGAGGAAGCGGCTCAAGTGTTTGAGCAGGTTGCTGTTGAGGAACTGTCATCGGAGCAGGCTGTTGAGTTGGTGGCTGCTGTACAAGAAGCACCTACGAAAGTGCGTAAAGCGTTTGAGGCTGTGTTGAATCTGTTTGAAGGTTTCGCTGATGATTACGTGATGACGAATCAAACTGTCCCTATCAAAACTCGTCGTGCGCTGATTGCCTTGGGTGCTGTATTCTTGGTGTCAGCCCCTGCACCAATCCGAAGGAATCGATGATGAAGTTGTGGGGTGAGTTCCATGCGTTGCTGTGGACGATTGCTGCTTCTGTCACCACGATTCTCACGTTGTCTGGGGCTATCCAACGGGTCGTGATCTGGCTCACTGTTGGCGCATTAGTTCTGCACTTGATCGGCGCACTCAACAAGAAAGAAGATAAGTCATGAAGAAGTTCCAAGATGTCGCAGGTCGTATCGTCGCAGTGTTCCTATCGTCAGCTCTTGCCATCGTTGGTGGTTCAGCAGTGATCGCACCGGAACTTGAGATATGGAAGTCGGCTGTGTTGGCTGGGTTCGCAGCGTGTGCAACCGTTGTGCAGAAGTTGGCTCAAGCCTCGCTTGATGGCAACCTCACGATGGATGAAATCAACGACGCATTCGGCGCAAAGAAAAAATAACTCATGACCAAGATGCCTTGGCCTGTAGTCCCTATCAAGTGGTGCGAACATCTCAAAGGCAAGAAGCCTTCGCAGGTATCGCTCACGATGTTGCGACCCATCAGTGGTGGCGGTCAGTTGCATCATTGTGCTGCTCGGGCTTGGGAAGCAATGAAGCATGCAGCGAAGGCTGAGGCTGGGATCAATCTGAAGCCGACTAGTGCCGGTGACACGTATCGAAGCATCGCTGTGCAGAAGGCTGGGTTCCTGCAACGGTTCCAAGTGGAGCCGATTGAAGGCGCACAGACCCGAACCTATGAGGGCAAGAAGTGGTATCTGAAGAAGGGCATGGCTGTACTTGCGTCACCTGTTGATGATGCTGCGAAGTGTTCACGTCACATGATGGGCATCGCAGTCGATGTCGCCAACGCATCAGGCAAAGTCTTGGCATGGTTGTTGGAGAATGAGCAACGGTTCGGGTTCAGTCACGAAGTTGTCAACATGCCTGGTGCAGAACCTTGGCACTTGCGCTGGACTGATTCAACACCAAACCAAGCCGTCCTCGACTACGAGGCAGCGAACCCGAAGCCTGCCGCATGATGGACTGGGGCATCGTTCTCGCTGCGTTGATCACGGCTGTGGGTGGGGCTATGACAACTCTGATGATGGTGATGCGTAAAGAAAACACGCAAGACCACGCAAGGGTTGTGGATGCCTTAGACATGCTTAGTGGAAATGTGGACAAGATTGGGACTAAGTTGGATTCACACATCGACTGGCATCTCAAGGGGACTACCAATGGCGAAACTATTACAA